CCTGCTGGTTTAACTGTCGTACATCTTGCTGATGGATTAATATCTATTAACTTAGATACTCGAGTATTTTCTCTTTTAACTAAACTAGCAGCTTTTTTCATATCGTAATTTAATACTTTACCAGAACCAATACCTGTCATTGATACACCAATAAGTGCATCTTTTTCAGTAGTTTCTTGCCATATTTCTCTTAGGTAGTGAAATGAAGTATATCCTGCTTGTAATGTTCCAATAAATGCTGCTGCTTTTACTCTTTCATTTAGGTCTTCTTGTGATTCTATATTTGAAACGTTTACTTCACAAAGATTACAAAATTGGTTAGGTCTTAAAGCAATTTCACAACAAGGATTGGTTCCCCAATCTTTATCATTATTTAGATATATACCTGGTTCTCCAGCTCCTGATAATTCAACTCTTTTCCATAAATCCATAAAAAATTCTTTAGTTATTTTATGTCTCATTAAACATGCTGAATTATTTGCTCTACCTCTTTGTGGATTCAATTCCCAC